GCAGGGAACACATTTAAAAGAAGTTCTCCAATTTGACGGTGATCACATGAGATTCATCGAGCGAACCGAAACCATTGAACAGATTCAAGCACGGATGCGACAGAAAGACGGTTTCCGAGAAGTATGTGGCATCACACCATTTGATTAAAAGGTGAATGATTATGGCAAGTAAGAAATTTGAAAAAGGTTCCGAAGAATGGCAGTTTTTTAATGACTATTATAAATTTCGGCAGCAGTTTTATGAAGCTGATAACGAAGATGAGTGGTTCCAAGGAATGATGGAAGCAGGGGAAATGCTAATTAAAAAATATGCACGGACAAATATATCAAAATATGTTCAAAGTCTTGTATTTAGCCATTTTGAGGATGTAGAGAGGAGATGGAAGAACAAATGAGTAATGCACTGGCAAGAAAGAAAAAGCGGATGCAGACACTTGGATATTCCAAGAGTGAACTGATTGGAATACAGAGACACGCCAAGGCACAAAGCAATGCGGATTATCTGATAGAGGAATCCTATTATAACGTCCGTATGATGGCATATCAGGCACTGCATGATAAGTTCGGATTCGGACACAAAAGAATCATAAAGGTTGAGCAGACCATTGATGCATATGTGGAGAATGCAAAGGATGGAACGACAGGCGAGGAACTTTGTTTTTATCTGAAAGATAAATGCAAGATTGACGTGAGAGAGGAAACAAATAAGATTCCGTATCGTGAGAGTTTTTATCTGGTAGAGAGAAAGATTGCACCGAACTGCATGATACAGGCAAATAAGTTTTTGCTGGCACAGGTATTTAATTATTTTGCTATGTTGGGTGTCTGCCTTAAAACACAGTTTAAATTTTCGGGAAATCAGATCAGACAGGTTTATGAGAGAATCAGATATTTGATTAACTGCCTTGCTACCGGATATGAAACTATGACGGGGATCGCAAGCGTATTGGAATGGGAATGTAAGTACATTGACAAGCGTTTTATCGGAAAGACGTATGAAATATAGGAGGAATGGTTGATGGACAAGTTAGTTGTGGAACTGCAGGATGGATATTTTGTGGAGATTGATTCTCTGAATCACACCCTGAGACAGAGATATGCCGGACAGGATAAGGACGGCAATGAAAAAGAAAGCGTTCGAACAATCGGATATTTTGGAGACATGAAACAGTGCATTAAGGCTTTGTTAGAGCGTTATCCGAGGGAGTTATCTGAAAAAGCACAGATTTCCTTTGATGAATATTTAGAACTGTTGGATAAGGCTTATACGAGGTCAGAACAGCTTGTGAACAGAATCGGAAAGAGACAGGGGGAGATATAAATGTGGAAAGAAGGTAAGAAACGCCGCGCAATTATCGGAAAAATGAATAATAACTTGTCAATGCCGACAAAGCATCCGGATCAGGAGCATGACGGATGATGAACTTTTAGATTTCCTTTGCTCAATCGAAACATATGAGCAGGGTAGTGTAAAGACCATTGAGGGCGGTGTAGCAATGTGTTCTGTTACAGAGGTGGAACAATGGCTTAAGGCAGAAAGTGAGGGATAGCATGGAGAGATTAACATATGTGGCAGAGAATGGAGAAGTTTTATTTCATCCAGCAGATTTACCGGATGATGAGGGAATTACCATTACCCAGCTTGCGAAAGATGGAAGATACAAAGCCCTGGAAGAGATTGCGGAAAGACTTGCAAATAGAGAGCAAGCCGAGGAGCAGGGATTGCTTCTGCGGCTGCCGTGTAAGGTGGGAGATAAGGCTTACATTATTGTAGGAAAAGACATATCTAAACAGACAATCCAAAGAGTAACGATTGGTTCTGATAAAATATTAGAATTTTGCACAAAAAAAAGAGGGTTTGCGATATCTGATATTGGCAAAAAGGTATTACTTACCAGAGAGGAAGCCGAAGCCAAGTTGAAAGAAATGGGGGAAAAATGATGTTTAATGAAATTTTCAATGTGATGAAATGCTTTCCGAAGAGTTATATTACTCAATATGGAGACCTTATTTTATCAGTCAAAGGGAATGTATATTTTAAAGCAGAAGACTGTAATACACAGAAAGATATTATCTGTAAACTTTTAGAGTGGTGTTCCAGACCGATTGCAAAGGGAGAACCTTACCGCCAAGAGAAGAGAAATAAAGAATGGAAGGAATCACTTCTTTCTGGATACAATGAATATCTCGGAACAGAATTTACGCAAGAGGATATGTACTGGATTTACGATAAACTCGGAAACGCAGTCAATCACGAATTGACGTTGAAATTTATTGCAAGCGGATATGATCTGAATCTTGTATATCCGAAGAAAGGGGA